ATGGCTCTAACTATAGTTGCTATAATTTTGGGCAGATTGGTAATCAAAGCAGTCAATAGCCTTACGCCCGCATTAATAATAAGCGGAATATTGTTAACAAGCGCATTAATAATGCTATCTATTATTTTGGGTATGGCTTCTACTATGCCATTTATAATAGCTGGTAAATTATCTACTAATGCCACTAATAACTTTATGCCTGCGTCAATAATCAGCGGTACAAGTGTACCGATTGTGTTTATGATGCCCTCTATAATGTCTGGAAGCACGTCTACTATGTTGTTAATAATGGTTGGCAATTCTTCTACAAGTGATGTAAACAACTTTATTCCCGCATCAATAATCAATGGCAATAAATCTATTATCGTTGCCAATATATTGTCAATTATTTCCGGCACCTTTTCTATGATTATTGGTATTGCATTTGCCAACCCCTCGGCTAATCCTATTATTAAATCAATTCCGCTTTGCACAAGCATAGGAAGGTTTTCTATAAAAGTAGATACTAAGGTTAATATAGCATCGACTGCAGTTGGTATTAATTTCGGTAGAGCTTGTCCTAATCCAGTTAGCAAATCACTAATAGCCTGCATACCAGTTTGAATAAAGCTGGGTCCTGCTTCAGCTACAACTGAAACAATTATTTGTGGGATTTGCATTATGGTGCTAGATAGCATAGGCAATAAGTTCTGCAAAAATGTGATTAATGTACTACTCAAGTTTTTAAGCATCGGACCAATGTCTTGACCTAGCGCCATAGCCCCTAATGTATCCTTGAACGCTGCTTTCAGGGCCCCAAATGAACCTGTTAAGGTTTCTGAAGCTTCTTTGGCGGTTGTTCCGGTGATGCCTAATTCTGTCTGAATGACATGGATAGCCTCATATACATCTGCCAAATTGTTTATATCGTATTTTACGCCTGTAAGCTTTTGCGCATCGGCTAATAATCGTTCCATTTCCTTTTTAGTACCGCCATAACCTAGCTTTAGGTTGTCCAGCATGGTATAGTTCTGCTTGGCGAATCCTTGGTATGCGTTCTGTATATCCCGCATATTTGTACCCATCTTATTAGCATTATCGGCCATATCAATCATGGCCATATTGGCTATTTCAGCGGCTTTTTTAGTATCTCCACCTAACGATTGGATCAATGCTGCAGAAAAAGAGGTAACCTGTTCCATATATTCATTTGCTGATACTCCGGCTGTTTTATAGGCTTGGCTTGCATATTTTTTAACTCTATCTGCATGGTCCTTAAATAAAGTTTCAACTCCGCCAAGCGATTGTTGCAGGGCTCCGCCTTCTTTTACCGCCATTGCTATAACTTTCCCAATTCCAGCTGCAATAATGACTTTCTTAATTCCACTTACTATACTAGAGCCTACGCTTTTGCCCGCACTTTTTGCTTCTGGATCGAGTGTTTTTGTGATGCTCTTGCTTATGCCTTTTGCTGACGGCATTATTTGCACATATGCTTTCCCAAGTTCTGTAGCCATATGTTACCTCCTCTCTGCTTGAGCTATTAATCTTTGTCTCTCTTTCTCAAACTCCTTGCCAGATGCGAATGCGCTTACTTCGCTTTCCTTGTAGTACAGGTCACTTAATATGGGTTTAGGTCTATTTAAACCCTTTTCTGCATCCTTTGTCTTTGTCCATAAAAGCAGATTCAATCTGTCAATAATTCCCGCAAGCAACAAGATGTCTGGCGGCACCTTTGCGCCACTCAACTTCATTTTTATTCTTGAATCATCTCTAAGTCCTATAGCAAAAACTGCCACCTGTAGTGGTGGCAGTTGCCTATAGTCGTATATTTGATATGTTTCTGCAAGGTCGCATATAAGCGCATTTTTATCAGTTTTGAGCATCTGGGCAAGGATTAAGAGTTTTTTATTTCTTCCCCACTGTTTTGAAATATCTCGATTATTTCCTGTGTCATTCTGTCGGTCGGCACTATTCCTTTTTCATTCCTGACGTGATCTTTCAGTCTTGCTGTCTGCTCTTTCCCTAATATTTGATTAACTATCTTTCCCAGTATCAATGGGTTATCCTCTAGTTCTCCTAAATTTTCAACTAACTCATAATCATTTGCTACATCTTTTGATATTTCAAATTCAAATCCTGATGATGTTTTCCCTTTTATCATCTATAGCTCCCCCTACTCAGCCTGAAGTGGTTGGTTTTTTAATGTATTCATAGTGCGTGTTCTCATTTTCATCAGGGAATGCTGTTGTAGTAATTTCGTAACCAACTGCATCTGAATCTGTATAGGCTATTTCTCCAATTTCAGTTATTTTACTCCTTGGTATTACAATTCTTTTCAATATGCCACCTTTTAGTATCATATCTACAACCATTGCTCTTTCTTCCGCCTCTTTTGAATTAGCTTTTACAGTAATACCTGAATCTAAATCGCCTGTGACGTTAGTTGAACCATAAACAAATTTAAGGACTTCTACATTCAATCCTTCAATGAGTTTAAAGCTAAATGTATCAGGTTTCCCTGTTTGAACTGCCAGTACCTCATCCCCGCCCCATGCTTTAATTGTTTCTGATTCAGGGCTATTAGCATTTGTGAGTCCATCCTCGGATATATATCCAAGTGATTTAAAGGCTGCATCTAGAGCAGTTGTAGCATCTGTCGGTAGAGTTGTGTCTATTGGAGCATAATATACTGCTCCCCCTACTTTAGGTTTACCATACGTTACATTTTTAGAATCTTGCATAACATTCTCTCCTCTCTAATAATGTTTAATATCATATACTGCTTGATATCTGTATTTTTTTGTTGTTGTATCCGTGAAGTTATAATCAGTGTTAAGTTTTACACTTGCAATTTCATCAAGCTCAATTAAACTATCTACCGCCTTTTTCACTTCTTCATTTAAAGCTGCGGCTCCATACATGCTGTCTGAATAAGATTGAAAAGCAAAAGTAGAGGCTAGTAAGTGGTTGATTCTATCGCTGCCTATTTTTTCAAATAATACATACTCATCAGGTGCAGGTTCAGGCTTTTCAAGACGAACAGGCACAGTTAATTTAGATTTCAAATGATTAAGGATTATTGCCTCAATCATCCCCGCACCGCCTTTAGAATTGTGTTATGCTTAAGGTTCTCTCGTTTAGCTTTAATGCTGTCCGCCCATACCATAGCATTGGCTCGGTTTTTTCCGATATAAATATCTTGTTCGTAACCTTCACCACATCTATTTCTAATTCCTGTTGCATATTCTTTTAAAATATTCTGCATTTCCTCTGACTGCATAAGCTGTCTTACACCTGCTCTGTTCAATACAAACTTAAACTTACTCATAGCGTTCCACCATCACTTTCTTGTTCCAGTCCAAAGGGATAAGCTCATCAATCCCTTGCAAAGGCATCCCGATAACTCTCCAACGTTCACCAAAAAACCTAACTTCTTTATTCTCCCAGTCGTTAGTATCTCCCTTTGGTATTGCTAAAGTGTAAACTGCTTTTCTACCCGTTAAATCCATAGTGTTTACTACATCATCAGTTGATGTAGGGCTTACTAGCACGTTTTCAACTTCAATTTCTACATCTTCATAAATTGGATTGTCGAATGGGTCCTTGCCTACTTCTTTTTTGTTAATTAAGGTGATTGTTATTCCTTTAATCATCGCCATAGAAATCAATCACCCCATAACGCTGCTTTCTTAACCCAAGCCTGGCTAATTCTGAACGCTTAATAAAAAGCCCCCCACCAGGGACAAGATAAGTTCCAGACCAAGAGTAACCCAAAGCAGACTGAGAGACTTGTGTCATAGGTTCGTTTTCAGTCGATGTAAGCAAAGTTCTAGCAACAATATCTACTACTACAGATTTAACTACATTGGCGTATATATCATCTTCTTCTACCATTTTATCTAAATCCTTGCCAACTCTCCTTGCTTCTTCTCTCAGGGTATCAGATACTACAGGTAGGAGAGCATCAGCTCTTTCAGTTTCTGCGGGTGTCATAGGTCTCCATAAACTTGTTATATCTTCAATTGTTGCGAAGGCTTCCATACTCTCACCTTCCTTGCATCATGAGATCATATAACTCCTTCTTTGTCGCTCT